GTCGGCAGATTCTGGTTTCGGAATTTGTCAGCCGGTGATGATGTCGCGCAGCGTGCTGTGCATGGACGGGCACAGCGTGTCTACTGTGGTGCGGCTAGAGGCTGGTCAGCTTCCTACTGTGAAGAAGTCATCGGCAGAGAGGTCGACAAAGTTTCGGCGTTGTTTGAACACGGAGTCAGCCAAGAACGTGGCTGGACGGCGGAGTTGTTTCATGCGAACATGATGATGTTCGCCACCGGTGGTTCTACCAGCGCTGCCCCACGACAGGATTTGGAGTACACTGTCAACGGTATACCCCACAAAAGCCCCGCAGGCCGTTCAAAACTATTGTGGGTCAACAGCCTTGCCACCAGTGACATATCCAAGATGCTGCTGCGCAACACGCCCAAACTGCGTGGAACCGCGGTGGACAAATATGAGAGTGGCAAGCTACGGATGCTACTGCCTGGACCCGCTTGTCAGTGGTTAATCGAGTCAGCGGCACTGCTGGTCGGTGAGGGGTATGTGTACCGGCATAGTGACGACCTCGTTTTGAACAAAGACGCCACGGTCGAGCTAGCGATGATGACGCGGCGGCTCGCTGATACCTGTGGGGAACACGTTGCGATATGCAGTGACTTCAAAGACCACAACATATTGCATACTTTCAAGAATATGAAGCGTCAATGGTTGTCTATGGCACAGAAACTTGATCCGCGCATTGGCACATTTGCTGCTGACTGGGATTCGCTTAGTTACAGAGCTTTCGCTGCTTCTGCGTGTCGCTGGGCTGCCGCGAGCCTCGCTGATGTTGCCGCACGGGCGTCAGGCGTAGATGATTATGTGGAATTAGTGCGCGGGCTTTGGTCTGGCTGGCGTAGCACGACGTTCATCAACACCACATTCAACCGGTACTACCAGGAAGCAGTGAGCTGTTCCTTTCGAAACGCATACGGTTACGATGCGCTGGTATACAAACACTTGCTTGGTGATGATATGGCAGGTGCGTGCCGCGATGAGTGGACTGGGCTACGCTATCTGGAACTCATTGATTACAGTGGGTTTGACGCGCAGGCAGCAAAACAAATGATCAGCACCACACACAGTGAGTTTCTGCGCTGTGCTTACCGTGGTGGGTCCGTTATCGTTGGCAGCTTGGCTCGCTCGATAGCTGGGTTCACCAGTAGCGATGGGCAAACTGCACCCGCTGGTTATGGCTATGAGGCTGCGAAGGCCATGGTGTCCAACCTATTTGTCCTTCGACGCCGCGGCGCGACAGTGCCTAAAGCGGGTGCTCGTTGGTTGTGTGCGACGATCGGTGCTGTCCGAAGCCATGGGAAGCTTGTGAAGCCACCACGCACCGTCCTCGACGCAACCGTCAGCTCCGGAGGATTTGGCTTAGGTGACCACCCAGTTGAATTAACTGTAAGCCGTGAGCAACATCCGGCCCGCATGCGAGTACTTGCTTCTCAGATCATGCGCAATGGTAGTAAAGCGGCTGCTGCTATTGCGCAACGGATGATGCACCGGTGGGCCATTCGCTTGCCAATCGAGTACACCCTTGACCATGCAGGCGTCACCATGGCTGGCTCGCTTCCCGGCCCGCTCGCTGCTCACCACAGGGTGCGGGCCAACGAGGCTACAGCCTTGTTCTACAGCACCGCCACAGAAACGCGTGAGTTGGCGCTGCCTGATGAACTCAACGATGTGTGGTGGGAGCAGACGTTCGTACCGTACGCACAGCGGCGTCTGCGTCAGCTACAACACAGCATACACTATGCTCAGCCGGTGCCACGTGGGATGGGAGACCTCGACGTTGCGGTCGCTGCAGCGTTGGGACCACTTGCGCCCGTCACTGGTGCAAAGTCCTTATTGAAACTACCTGGGCTAGACCGCTGTGCCGCTGCAGCGCGGATGGGTGGACAGGTGGCCACGCAACTAGTGGCTAAAGTAGTG